AGCTCTGAAGCCTATGTATAAACTTGGCACGATAGTTGCTAGGTGTTTTGACTGTATGCAATAACTATGCCAGTGTTGGCTGTGGAGTGCTATGCAATGATTATGCCAATTAGGTACGCACATAGAAACACACACTTGTCAACCCAAGCAATAAACGTGCCAACTCTGCAGACAATATTGACAAGCAAGAACTGTGCCAACTATGCAGATTGTGGATAACTATTTAGCCTGTGGATAACCTGTGCATAACCTGTGGATAACTTCTGAGCCTGTGGATAAGCTGTGGATAAGTAGGCGGGGTTGTCTTTGAAGGGCGGGGGTGTTAACGCTGTCGGAGTAATTATAACGGTAGGCTACCAAACACAAAATAGTTGAATTTAGCATCGTTAATATTAACAAAAATAGCAAAAAAGATTATATAATCAATAACAACGTAACTAACTGTATTAATTGAGGAAATGATCGCGACTGCGGAGACAATTTAATAACGATAAATCCGCATAGTCGTTAACAGTGAAATAGTTAACAAAAAGACTTGACATTTGAGCAAAAGTATGCTATAAATACTACCCAGTTCTAAGGATCAAATAACTTTAACGTTCCTAAAGAGGATAAAACAATGCTACTGTTTAAAATAGCAGTTGGTTTAACATTTACTGTAGTAACAGTTTTTTGTTATTACTGTTTACAGCTCACTAAAGATATAGAGAATTGGTTAAAATGACGACTTTAATAAAGAAAAAGAGAGGTCGTCCACCTAAAGCAAAAATAGAGTCTAACAAAAAAGGCAATAGAGGTAAAGTAGGTCGTCCTAGAGGTGATGCTTCAGCAATTGAAGAGTATAAAGCTAGGATGTTAGCTAGTCCTAAAAGCCGAGAAGTAATGGATTCAATCTTTAACGCTGCTTTAGACGATGACCACAAGAATCAATCTGCTGCGTGGAAACTAATTGTTGATAGAATTATGCCGTTGTCTTATTTTGAAAAAGATAAGTTAAGCAATGGTAGAGCTGCTGTAAGCATTACAATTAATGGTTTAGAAACAGACAATCCTATCAATATAGGTGAAACTATAGACGGTGAATTAGAAGATGACGTTTAAATACTTTGAGTTAAATGAATTTGCGTGTAAGCATACAGGTAAAAATGAAATAAAACCTGAATTCATTAATAAGTTAGATGCGTTAAGAGAAGCGTGTGACTTCCCTTTTGTTATAACCAGTGGCTATAGAGACATTACACACCCTGCTGAAGCTAAGAAAAGTAAAGGTGGTGTACATACACAGGGTATAGCAGCAGATATAGGTGTTAGTAACGGCGTTGAAAGAGCTACAATTATTCGTAACGCTATTGCATTAGGTTTTAACGGTATTGGTGTTGCTAGAGGCTTTATACACGTAGATATACGCAGTGCGCCACAAGTGGTTTGGACGTACTAAGTGTCAGCAACACAAGAGTTAGAAATAAACCTGCTTCCGTGGCAGCAAGAGGTGTGGACGGATGAGTCTAGGTTTAAGGTTGTAGCAGCAGGTAGACGAACTGGTAAGACCAGATTAGCAGCTTCATTGTTGTTAGTTAAGGCGCTATCGTCTAAGAATGGAAAAGTCTTCTATGTAGCGCCGACGCAAGGCCAAGCTAGAGACGTTATTTGGGATATGCTGCTTGAGTTAGGTCAGGGCGTTATTACACATAGCCATGTTAACAACCTAACTCTAAAATTGGTGAATGGTGCTTCTATATCGTTAAAAGGAAGTGACCGTCCTGAAACAATGCGTGGTGTTTCGTTAAGCTATGTTGTGCTTGACGAGTTTGCTGACTTTAAGCCTGAAGTGTGGGAGTTGATATTACGTCCTGCTTTGAGTGACTTAAAAGGACAGGCATTGTTTATTGGTACGCCAATGGGTAGGAATCATTTCTATGATCTTTACTCAGAAGCGTCAGTAGGTAAGTTAGAGGACTATAATGCGTGGCACTTTACAAGCTATGACAACCCTCTAATAGACCCTACAGAAATAGACAGCGCTAAACGTACATTGTCTAGTTATGCTTTTAGACAAGAGTTTATGGCTTCGTTTGAAGCTAGAGGCTCTGAAATGTTTAAAGAAGACTGGGTTAAGTTTGACGAAGAAGAGCCAGAAGGTGATTACTACATAGCTTGTGACTTAGCAGGTTTTGAAGAGCTTGGTAAGAAAAGCAACAAGCGTTTAGATAACAGTTCTATAGCTGTTGTAAAGGTTAGTGAAAACGGTTGGTGGGTAAAGGACATTATTATTGGTAGATGGACGTTAGATGAAACAGCAGCACGTATATTTGACGCTGTTAAAGAACATCAACCAATAGCAGTAGGTATTGAGAAAGGTATTAGCAGACAGGCAGTAATGTCTCCTATCACTGACTTAATGAGGCGCTATAACAAATACTTTAGAGTTGAAGAACTTAGCCACGGAAACAAGAAAAAGACTGATAGGATTATGTGGGCTTTACAGGGTAGGTTTGAAAACGGACATATAACGCTAAACAAAGGAGAATGGAACATACAGTTTATGGATGAATTGTTTCAGTTCCCTAACCATTTAGTGCATGATGATACCGTGGACTCACTAGCGTATATTGACCAATTAGCTAACGTAGCTTACGACTGGGGCTATCAAATAGACGACTACGCAGAATCTCTTGATTCTTATACAGGATATTGATATGGAAGATTATACTGAAGACTCAGTAAAGATGCTTGAAGAGAACCTAGAAGATTGGGTAATGTATAAAGTTGATGATTGGCGTGAGTTCTTTGAGAGCAACTACGATAGAAAGTTTGACGAATACTATCGTCTGTGGCGTGGTATTTGGTCAGATGAAGATAAGACAAGAGAAAGCGAAAGAAGCAAGATAGTTAGCCCTGCTCTTTTACAGGCGGTAGAGAATAACGTAGCTGACATTGAAGAGGCTACGTTTGGTCGTGGTAAGTTCTTTGATATTGAAGATGATCTAGGCGATACAGATAAAAGTGATGTACGCTTTTTGCGTGAAGCTCTGTCTCAAGAGTTTGCTAAAAATAAAATAAGAAAAGCTGTAGGTGAATGTCTCATTAACGCTGCTGTATACGGTACAGGTATTGGTGAGATTGTATTAGAAAAGAAAAAAGAGATGGTTCCTGCAACCGAACCAGTCATGGAAGGCGCTATGACCGCTGTAGGCGTTAACGTCCGTGATCGTACTGTGGTAAAGCTACGTCCTATACAACCACAAAACTTTCTTATAGACCCTGTAGCTACAGACATAGAAAGCGCTGTAGGTGTAGCCATTGATGAGTATGTGTCTTCACATTTAGTAGAGCAGTTACAAGAAGAAGGTGTATACAAAAAAGGCTACATTGGCACAGCAGCTTCAGACTTAGACTTAGAGCCTGATGAAGAGTTAAGTCAACAGCCAGAGGATAAGGTTAGGCTGACTAAATACTATGGTTTAGTGCCTAGACACATGCTTGAGAACGCTTTTGACGAAGAAGACGAAGATATGGTCAACTTCGACAGTGAAACGGATGACGAAGGTAGAGAGGACTACTACGTTGAGGCTATTGTCGTTATAGCTAACGGTGGTCATTTATTAAAAGCTGAAGCATCTCCATACATGATGGAAGACCGTCCTGTAGTGGCTTTTCCGTGGGACGTAGTTCCTAGCCGTTTCTGGGGCATGGGCGTGTGCGAGAAGGGCTTTAACAGCCAAAAAGCGCTTGATGCTGAGTTAAGAGCAAGAATTGATGCTCTAGCCCTAACTGTACACCCAATGCTTGCTATGGACGCTACACGGATGCCTAGAGGCATTAAACCAGAGGTTAAAGCAGGTAAGCTGCTTCTAACTAACGGAAACCCTGCTGAAGTGTTACAGCCTTTTAACTTTGGACAGGTTAATCAAATAACCTTTGCTCAAGCAGAAGCTCTACAGCGTATGGTACAGGCTGCTACAGGCAGCTTAGACACAGCTCAACAGGCTATGAACGGCGGTGGCACAACGTCAGCAGGTAGCTCTATGAGTTTAGGTGGGATTATTAAACGCCAAAAGCGAACGTTAGTGAACTTCCAAGAAGCGTTCTTACTGCCTTTTATTGAAAAAGCTGCGTGGCGCTATATGCAGTTTGAGCCAGAGTTGTTCCCAGTTAACGACTATAAGTTTGTAGCTACCAGTACGCTAGGCATTATTGCTCGTGAGTACGAAGTAGCACAGCTAGTACAGCTACTACAAACAATGCCACAAGAAAGCCCTGTATACCCTGTAATCTTACAGTCTGTTATTGATAACATGAACATCACTAACCGTGAAGACTTGATACAGACTATGGTAGAAGCTCAACAGCCTAATCCAGAACAGCAACAGATGCAGCAAGCACTAGCAGAAGAAGAAAGAGCCTTTAAGAACAGCCAGACAGCAGCGCTATCAGCACAGGCTAACGAATCTAACGCTAGAGCGCAGAAGATTGGTTTAGAGGCTAGAGGAGTGCCTGTAGAGCTAGAAACAGACCGTATTAAGGCTGTAGCTGCGTCTCAGAGGGCTAATGAAGACGATAAAGACTTTGAAAAACGCATGAGAATAGCTAATTTAGCGTTAGATGAGAAAAAACTAGGACTAGAGGTAGTCAAGGAGAACGGTAATGGTCAGCCACAAAGAACTGGAGAGCGTAGTTGAACAGATTAATGAATCTTATGCTCGTTTAGACAATCGGATAGCTGAACTAGAACAAACTATAAAGAAATTAGCAGTAAAAATAGTAAAGAAAGAAAGTACAAAAAAGACTTGACTTTTCCATAGTTTTATGGTATAGTCGCGCCAATTAACATACTTGTCGATAGAAGTCAACAACTATTGTCCTAAAGAGGAGAAACAATATGACAGTTTTGACAGATGATATAATACACTATGAGCAAATACAAGATATGTTGCTCACAGAAGGTTGGAAAAACGTAGAAAAAGAGATTTCTAACCTAATAATTGGAATAGGTGGCATCGAAGCAGTTAAAGATAACGATGAACTCTATTTTAAGAAAGGGCAGCTAAATATAGCAAATCTTATACTTAATCTACCTATAACAGTAGATCAAGCTATAGATGCTCTTAGAAAGGAGTCGCAAGATGCCTAGACGTATCTACGAATTCCGTTGTTCCGACAATCACATCACTGAGCAATACATTGATGAGAAAGAAGGACAAACAACGTGTTCAATATGCGACAAAACAGCGTTTAGAATAGTATCTGCTGTAAAGTGTTCTTTAGACCCTATATCTGGTCATTTTCCAGATGCTACGGCTAAATGGGCTAAAAACAGAGACTATCAAATTAAACGCGAACGCCGTGAGGAGAACTCGTAAGAGCCTCACATGACCATCAATCTCCATAATGATTTAATCACGGAGTTTAATAATGGCTACACTGATAGATGAAGAAACAGGACGACAAGAGGAACAAGCAGTAGCACCAGAAGTAGACAATATGTCTGACCTAGCCTCTGAAGAACCAGAACAAGCTAGTGAAGAAGAACAACTGCCAGACAAGTATCGCAATAAAAGCGCTGCTGATCTGGTACAAATGCACCAAGAAGCCGAGCGTATGCTTGGTCGTCAAAGTGGAGAAGTTGGAGAGCTACGGAAGGTTGTTGATGAGTTTGTATTGTCACAATCCACAAAGAAAGAAGAAACTGTAGACGAAGAGGTTGATTACTTTACTGACCCTGAAAAGGCGATACAGAAAGCAATAGAAAATCACCCTGCTGTAAAGGAAGCTCAAAAGGCTTCTGTAGATATGAAGAAGAACAGCGCTCAGTCCATACTCAAGGATAAACACCCTGACATGGCTGAGATACTAGCTGATTCTAAGTTCGTTGACTGGGTGCAAGAAAGTTCTTTTAGAACTAAACTATTGCAACAAGCTGATCGAAACTTTGATTACGAAGCTGCTGATGAGATATTCAGTTTGTGGAAAGATCGACAGTCTTTGATTGGTCAAACTGTAAACGCTGAGAAGTCTAGTAGGAGTGCTTCTATAAAGAGCGCATCTACTGGAGGAGCAGCAGGGACAGCAGAAACAAAAAGTAAGAAAGTCTTTAGGCGTGCAGACATTATTAAACTAATGAAAACTGACCCTAACAGGTACGCAGCTTTATCAGACGAGATAATGTTAGCTTATCAGGAGGGTCGCGTTAAATGATTAAATAATTAAGGAAGAAATATAATGGCTAGTTCAACATATCCCGCCCAAGGCGGTGTAGTAAATAACACCAAAGCAGCAACCTTCATTCCCGAAATTTGGAGTGATGAAGTACGTGCAGCATACGAGAAATCGCTTGTCCTCGCTAACCTAGTTAAGAAAATGGGTATGCAAGGCAAGAAAGGCGATACAATAAACGTACCCGCTCCTGTCCGTGGTACGGCGACGGCTAAGGCTTCAGGCACTGCGGTGAGCATTCAAGGCAATACAGAGGGTAACGTAGCAGTATTGATTGATAAGCATTTTGAGTATTCAAGACTTATCGAAGATATTACTGAGACACAAGCTCTTTCAAGTCTTCGCCAGTTTTACACTGGGGACGCAGGTTATGCCCTAGCGCGTCAGGTCGATACAGACCTCCATGGACTAGCAACAACATTAGGTAATGCTACAGGTAACTATGTAAACACAGCTTCGTTTTACTGTGACGCATCAACAGGTTTGACTGCTTTTGCGAATGACACAGTAACAACAGCAGACGTATTTACAGATGCTTGTTTCCGTGACCTGATTCAAAAGATGGACGACGCAGACGTTCCTTTTGATAATCGTTGCTTTGTAATACCACCTTCATTGCGTAATGCAATCATGGGTGTTGATCGTTATGTCTCCTCTGACTTCGTAAGCGGTCAGCCTGTACAGAACGGTAAGATTGGTAATTTATACGGCATTGACGTATTTGTTTCTACTAATTGTACTGTTTCTGAGACTGCTGCTAATAACGCAGCGGGTGGAGAGATCAAAGCTGCTCTACTACTTCATAAAGACACGTTCGTGTTAGCAGAGCAAATGGGTGTACGTTCGCAGACACAGTATAAGCAAGAATGGCTTGCTAATCTATATACTGCTGACCAGTTGTATGGCGTAAAGACTATGCGTCCTGATTCTGGTTTCATTATGAACGTTAATGCCTAAATAGGAGTGGGGGAGACAGCATTTCGGTGTTGTCTCCCTATTTTCTTTATGCGTAAAAAAGACCCTAAAATGACCAGACTTGGAGTTAGTGGGTATAATAAGCCAAAACGTACTCCTAACCATCCTACAAAAAGCCATGTTGTATTGGCTAAAGATGGTAACACAGTAAAAACTATAAGATTTGGACAACAAGGCGTTTCAGGAGCAGGTAGCAACCCTAAGACTTCTAAGAACAAAGCCAGACAAAAATCATTTAAAGCTAGACACGCAAAAAACATAGCTAAAGGAAAAACATCAGCAGCTTATTGGGCTGATAAGGTAAAGTGGTAACTAACAGGACACTTCCATGACAGTCATTATAACTAAAAATAGTTCTACTGCTTCAGCCGTACCAAGTACGAGTGACTTGGTTAAAGGCGAGTTAGCGGTTAACGTAACTGACAAGCGAATTTTTACAGAGAATAATTCTACTCAAATTGTAGAACTAGGCACTAATCCTAGCTCTATTACTACTGCTACTGGAACTGTCACAGGCACACTTACCGCTAACGGTACGTTAAACTCTAGTAATGCCGTCCTTACAGGCGGTACAGTCAACGGTATGGTTATAGGTGGTAGCTCTGCTTTAGCTATTACAGGAACTACCGTAACGGCTACTACAGGCTTTGCAGGTGACTTAACAGGTGCGGTGACAGGTAACGTAACAGGTAATGTCCAAGGAAATTTAACAGGAAATGTCACGGGAAATTTGACAGGAAATGTTACGGCAACATCTGGTACTACCAATTTACATAATCTTGCGTTAACAGGTACAGTAGACTTTAACACTGCACGACTAACAGATATAGGTACTCCTGTTGCTGCGACTGACGCTGTGACCAAGGCGTATGCCGATCAGCTAATTACAAACCTTATTGATGGTGCTCCTGCTGCATTAGACACGCTTAATGAGCTTGCTGCTGCATTAGATGATGACGCAGCTTTTCACACAACAGTAACTAACTCTATCGCATTAAAGCTACCTCTTGCGGGTGGTACTATGAGTGGCGCGATAGCTATGGGTACTAACAAGATTACTGGGGCAGGTGATCCAACTGCTGCACAAGATTTAACCACAAAAGCGTACGTTGACACACAAGTTGGCGGTGGTCTTCCAACATCAGGCGGTACAATGTCTGGTGCTATTGCGATGGGTAACAACAAGATCACTGGTCTTGCAACGCCCACAAATGCAGCAGATTCAACCACAAAAGCCTATGTTGACGGTATATTAGGTAGTGCCACCTCAGCAGCTACGTCGGCTACAGCAGCAGCCAACAGCGCGTCAGCAGCTTCGACTTCTGCGGCAAATGCTTCGACCAGTGAATCAAATTCAGCCTCAAGCGCAACAGCTGCTGCAAACAGCGCAGCATCAGCAGCAGCCAGTTTTGACCAGTTTGATGACATATATTTAGGTGCTAAGTCTTCAGCCCCTACCGTAGACAATGATGGTAATGCACTTCAAGCAGGTGCTTTGTACTACGATACAACAGCAGATGAAATGCGTGTCTATACAGGATCAGCGTGGAAGGCAGCAGGTAGCGCAATTAACGCTACATCTAACAGAGCAACTTATACTGCAACATCAGGTCAAACAACATTTGCGATTGTATATGACGTAGGTTTTGTAGATGTTTATCTAAACGGCAGTAAGTTATTAGTTGCAACAGATTTTACAGCAACGTCAGGAACAAACATTGTCCTGTCTACAGGAGCAACCGTCGGAGACATTATTGATATTGTTGCCTTTGGTGCTTTTTCATCATTACAAGTTATTAAGAATCCTGACGGTGGGTTTGCAAACTCAACATACACTGCCGTTCAATCAATAAACGGAGGTGGAGCAAGTGGCTGACATAATTCAAATTAGGCGTGATACAGCGTCTAACTGGACAAGCGCAAACCCAACACTCGCTAATGGCGAATTAGGAATAGAAACAGATACCAGTAAGATTAAAGTAGGTGATGGATCTACTGCGTGGTCAAGTAAAACTTATTTAGTAGATGTTGGTTCTTATCTAACAGCAACAAGCACTAACACTTTAAGCAACAAGACTTTAGCTGCCACTACCTTATCAGGTCAGTTAACTGGTGCAGATCAAACTGTCTCAGCAATTAACTTAAAAGACTACGGTGAAATCACTAACGCTATTGGTAATGCGACAGGTGCTAAGACTATCGACCTCACGCTAGGCAACAGCGTAACAGCTACAACTACTGGTGCAACTACTTGGACATTCTCTAATCCAACAGCTAGTGATGAACTTTGTGGATTTAGCATTAAATTAGTCAACGGTGGTAGTGCAACACAAACATGGCCTGCATCTGTAGATTGGCCCGCTGCAACTGCTCCTACACTTACGACATCTGGTACGGACGTTTTAGTATTCACGACTTGTGACGGTGGTACTACTTGGTACGGATTTGTTGCAGGACTTGCGTTAGCCTAAGAGGATAATTTAGATGCCAAGTAATAAAAAGCTATTACAAGCAGCAGCAGGTAGCGCAGGTGGTGACAATCTGTTTGTGGAAGATGTGTTCTCTACTTATCTGTATGAAGGTGATGGGTCAGCAGAAACAATAACTACTGGCATAGATATGTTAGGCGAAGGCGGTTTGGTTTGGAATAAAAACCGTACACAAGCTGTTGCTCATCTTTTAGTTGACAGCGAAAGAGGCTCTGTTGGTAAGTATTTATCATCAGATTCACAAGCAGCCGAAGCTAATATCACTGGTAACTCTTTTACCAACACTGGATATGTTCTTGGCACAGACATGGGATCAATATCA